GGTAAGGTTTGGAAAAGTGATTTTATTACATTAAAAAATGAGACTGCAATTAAAGGGTTCGGTTCAGAGGCCGCCGTGAGAGGCGTTAAGTTTAGGCAGCATCGTCCCGACTTAATTATTTGCGACGACATTTTAAAAGATGAGGCGGCCCGCACTTTCACTCAAAGAGATAAAATATATCAGTGGTTCTTGCGTGCCGTTATTCCTCTAGGTCAAGATGTTTTTACAATTATTATAAATACTATATTTCATTCCGATGATGTACCGAGCCGCTTATTAAAACGCATTGCAGACGGAGAACTTACAAATTGGATAGGCTTACGCTTTGCAGCCTTTACGCCGCAAGGGACTTCTCTTTGGGCTTCATATTGGACTGATGAAAAATTAAATACAAAAAAAAGAGAGATAGGCAGTGCCGCATTCAGCACAGAATACATGAACGAACCTTTAAGCGATGAAGAGCGTATTTTTAAACCTGAATGGTTTATCCGTTACACTCATGCCGATATAGGCTCATTGCGTGTTTATATGGGTGTCGATCCGTCGGCAGGAAAGCATGACGAATTTGCTATTTTTGTTTTAGGCATTGCGGAATCAGGAGAATTGTACGAGCTTGACGAATGGGCACAATGCTGCTCCGTTGATAAGGCAGTAAATAAATTGATTGAAAAATATTTAATTTATAAACCTATTTTAATAGGCTTTGAAGAGGTAGGTTTTCAGTCTATCTATAAAAAGCACATTATGGAAGCTGCCGCCCAAAAGAGCGTTTACTTACCCATTAAAGGGCTTTCAACACGGGGTATCGGAAAAGAAAGAATCTTATCTTTATCTCCTTTAATTGAAAACGGCTTTTTCAAATGGAAAGAAAATCACAATAAAACGATTGACCAATTAACGATGTATCCCAAGTCGGAATTTGACGATTTACAGGACGCATGTTATTACGCTTGGGAAGTTTCTCAAAACACGACAAACGAAGCCTTTGCGTTTAAACTGCAAACGGCCTCGACAAGGCTTAAGGCTGCGTTAAGCAGGTTTAGACATTAGTGTAATTGGGAATGCTTAATGCTTAATTAGGAATTATTTAGAAAATATTTTTTAAGAGGAGAACTAAAATGCCGCTAAATAAAAGTACCGGAAACATGTATGAGTTTATCACGCATACATGGAACACAATCAAGGGCGAATGTCCGCACGGCTGCTCTTATTGCTACATGAAACGGTGGGGGAAACAACATTCATTACACCTTGATGAAAAGGAATTTAAAACCGATTTAGGCAAAGAAAATTTTATCTTTGTAGGTTCTTCCTGTGATATGTTCGCTGATGATATTCCGTATAAGTGGATTAAAAGAACACTGGATTATTGCAATGAATATTCTGGTAATAATTATTTATTACAAACTAAAAATCCTGACAGATTTTCAAGTTTCTTTAATGAACTTAAATCTCATTTTTGTATTTGTACGACATTAGAAACAAACAGGATATATAAAAGCATAATGAATAATTCTCCATCTCCACAGGATAGAGCTTTAACTTTATCTTGGGTTCACAGTATTAAAAAATATATTACCATTGAGCCTATTATGGATTTTGATTTACCTGAATTTGTAGAACTGATTAAAGTGTGCAATCCCGTACAAGTCAACATCGGAGCAGACTCAAGCCCTAAGCATAATAAATTACCTGAACCGTCGAAAGAAAAAATCTTAGAGCTTATTGCAGAACTTGGAAATTTTACAAAAGTTGTTCAAAAGAAAAATCTAAAAAGGTTATTAAAATAGCGGAGGAATAAATGAAACACGAGTTAGCAATGGAGATTATACAGCCGGATCAGTTTTGGTCGGTTATTTCTTATTTACCGAACCCTGCCGATTTATGGGCGGATAAGGTAAGTTTTTATAAAACAGTAGACGAAATGATTTTAGATGCTAAAATCGGCTCGCACTTACGGCTTAGAAAAGACATCGTTACAAGTTTCCCATTCGTAATTAGACAGGGAAACGCAAGCGATGAGGTGTACGAATTTATCCGCGATAATTTAACGGCTAATCTAAATTGGGAAACGGATGTTAAAGAATTTTTAACGGCAATAGAATACGGCCATTCATTCAGTGAAGTTCTGTGGAAAGAAAACGGACAAGGTAAAATCGTTCCCGATTCCTTACGCAATAAATATCCCGAAGATATTGTTTACAAAATAGGTTTTGTAAAAACGCAAGGCGGTAAAAAATCGGTATGGGTTCCTGTATTGAAAAAGACAAACGAAGAGTTAAACGCTTCCTATAAGTTTTTATCTTATCGAAATAATCCGAGAGCCGAAAATCCTTACGGTTTTTCAGACCTTTTAATGTGCTATTGGCCGTGGAAGTTTAAACAACTTGGCTGGGAGTTTTGGCTTAAAGCTGCACAAAAAGCCGGTGTTCCGTCGTTGGTAGCTTTGTTTGACGCTCCTGATGGAGATAAGGCTAGGAAGAATGCGCAAGTTATATCCGACACTTTAAGCGAATTAGGCGGCGGGGACGGGCTTGCTCTTGCAAATGTAAAAGAGTTAAAAGTGCTTGAAATGTCTGGAGCGTTGCGCGACCATAAAACGCTTATTGATACTTGTAATCAGGAAATCAGCTTTGCCCTTACAACTCAATCATTAAGCACACAAGAAGGCGAATTCGGCACAAGAGCGCAGGCGACCGTTCACGATGAAAATTTGGTGAGAGTTTGCCACGGTGATGCTCTTGCATTGCAGGGAGTGTTTCAATCACTTATAGACTGGATGGTGGAGCTCAATTTCGGGAAAGAAATTCCATCGCCTAAAGGTGAATTTGATTTACAAAGCTATGCAAGCTTTGAAGAAATCATGCAGGCAATTCAAAATAAAATTCCCGTATCAAAAGAAGCCTTATACACTCGATATAAATTGCCGAGGCCAAAGAACAGTGAAGATGAATTCGTGCTTCCTGAAATTCAAAACGAGGGCTTTGCGTTGTCGGATAAACCTTCAAAAAAAAAAGACCGCTTACCCGCACGAGTGTTTTAGAGCAAGAAAAAGCAAAAGCCCAAGAGCTTGAAAGCCTTGCGGCCGCTTCAAAAAAACGCTTTTTAACGGCTATTCAAAATACGGTTAAAATCTTTTTTAACACTCTTTCACGAAACGGTGAGCCGCCTAAAAAAGAAGATTTACAGGCGGCACCGCGTCCCGATTTTAACCGTGAACTTTTCTCAATGACTATGAACGCCTTTGCATCGTCCTTGCTTATCGGAATGGAACATGCCGCAGGGAATATAAGTCTTGCAGATGATGAAATACAGCCCGATTTGGATATTTCTTTTTCAGCCGAGCCATTACCCTTTGAAGAAGCTATAGATTTTTTTAAGGGGAAGGTTTCTTTGATAAAAGAAGAGTGGGAAGAACTTGAACCTAAATTAAGGTTTAGGGCTTTTACGGTCGCTCGACTTGCAGAGTCTGACCATATCGAAATGCTTAGAGGCAGACTTTTAAATGCTATGGAAAAAGGGGAATATTTTACAGAAACTTGGAAAGATATAAAGGCTTTTACCGAAGATGCAGATCAGCCTTTTTCTGCTAGGTATTTTGAAACAGTTTACCGTACTAATATGCAGTCGGCATATAATGCAGGAAGGCTCATGCAGTATCAAAATAATATGCCGCCTGCGTGGGAACTTCTTTTTATTGAAGACGGCCGAACAAGCGATATTTGTAAGGGGCTTGCTTCTATTGCCGGAAACGGGAAAGCTTTAGCTGCTTCACATTCATTCTGGAGTACATACGGATTTCCTCCTTATCACTTTAATTGCCGCACAACTTTCCGAGCCGTTTATGATTATGAAATCGGGCACGGAATGGAAATTGAAAATGTTCCAATGAAACAGATAAGACAGAATTTTAAGCCTCAAGAGGGTTTCGGCGGTAACCCGATTGAGAAAGAGAGCTGGTGGCGTTTAACCGATAAAATGAAAGAGAGGATTGAACGCTATGGAATAAAAAAAGAGGTAGAGGCAGCTGCCAAAGCAGCCGGGATTGATAACTTTGATGTCAGACTTGCACATAATGAATTGGGAAAACGGCGACTACAAGGAACGGATTTTAAAGCAAATATAATAGAAGGAGCAGATCCGAAACCGCATGAAGTTGAAATTGCAAAGATATTAAGCGAAAACGGCTATGAGGTTTTATTTACTCCTGAAAATACATTTATTCAAGGAATGAAAAATCCTGAAGGTGTTATTCCCAATCTTGATAAAATTGTTGAAATGAAAAGAATAACCAGTCCCAGTTTAGAAAAAATTGCGGATAATATAAAAGAAGCTGTTTACCAAAAAACTGAAATTGTCGTTTTAAACCTAAAAGGTAATAAAGAGTATAGTAAAAAAGAGGCTATAGAGACAGCTAGAGAAATGATACAAGAAACACTCCCTCGGAGATCTAAAAATATAGATAAGAATAAGTTGAAAGGTAAAAAACTGGAGGAAGCTTTAAATATGGAAAGAGGACTTGAAAAATTAAAAGAGGTTTGGTTAATTTGGAATGGAAAATTAAGCAAGATAAAAAAATAAGAGGTTTACACTATCGAACCTTGCGTACAGGCTTTAACCGACTGTAAACCTCTTGCTGTGAGTGTGGTAGCTCGTTAACACGCGCCAACGCCTCACACCGAAGCTTAATTACAGTATACCCCATTATCGGTAAAAGTCAAGTGTTTTATATTCTTATTTTGCAATATTTTAGGTAAAAAAAGGTGTTTAAACAGGTATTTAAAGACTGAATAACAAGTTTTTAAATGGATTTTTAATTTATTGTTTATAGGTAACGGAAAGGGTAACGATATAGGCAGAAAAAGGGCTTTTTTAGCCGTTTTTTACCTAAATTCGCTAAATTTCAAGCTTTTTTATGTACACGGGAATTTTAAGGTGTAGACTCGTAAGTTTATGCTCAATATAGAATTATAGAATTTATATATTAAAGTGTGGATTGTCATTGTGTGTGTAAAATAACATTATAGCCCTTACAGAAGTTTTTTGTCGGGCTTTTTTATTTAATCAGATTAGCAATAAGAGCCGGAACCGTCATAAATGTTCCTATCGAGCTTCCGAGAGAAGATAGAATAAAAACAAGAAGGACCTTTGTGATTCTGTTTTTATACCAGCCTGAAAAGCTTCCTGCATCATGTGTAAGGTTTTCCATGTCTTTTACTTGCGGCTTTTTTGCCCAAGCCTGTACAAGGCCTGAAATCATTCCTATACCCAAAAACGGGTTTATCGTTGTAAATGGAGCTCCTAAAAATGAGGCGAGAATAGCGAGGGGATGGCCGAGTGCAATAATGCTTCCTATCGCTGCAAGACCTCCGTTCCAGAGAACAAAGGATAAGAGCATTTGGCCGGTTTTTATGCCGCCTCCTTTAAAAAAGCCTAGAACAATCAAGCCTATTATAACTATGGGAAATATCCAAGCGGCAATTTTGCTTACTGTGCTTTTCGGCGGAATTACTTCAATGTCGGATACGTCTGTTGTTTTTGTACCTGCTTCCAGTTCTTTTATAAAGCGCTCCGTTCCGGGAAGGTGACCTGCACCCAAGACAGCCACAATTTTTTTGCCGCTGCTTTCCCAAATTTTTGATGCAAGATAGCGGTCCCGCTCATCTATTAAAACGCCTTTTATGTTCGGAAGATACTCGGCCATTTCCTGCATCATGTTGTCCATTGCGCTTTGATTTTTTAATTTTTCAATTTCGTCTTCTTCAAGTTTTTCGTTGGAAAAGGCAGCACTTAAAAGGGTTGCCAATAGTTTTGATCTTCCCCAGCCGCGGTTTTTTGCCCAAGCTCTTTTTAATGTTGTGTGAATCGGGCGGTCAACCATTTCGGTTTTAATATTCAGTTCTTGAGAAACTTCAATTGCAGCCTTCATTTCATCGCCGGGTTTTACACCGAGATCGCTTCCCAGTTTTTTTTGAAAAGAGGCAAGAACCAAATTTGCAAGGAGTAAAAATCCTTTTCCTTCCCGTAAAACTTGGGAGATATTGATTTGCTGCCAAGTATCTTTTGAGGTTAAGGACTTATACCTTACTTCATCCAATTCTACACATACACAATCGGGATTTTCTTCCCTAATTGTAGATTCAACATCCTTAATGCTTTCTTTAGAAACGTGAGCCGTTCCTAAAAGAATAATTTCGCGGTCTTTTAAAAGAATACGCTTTAAAGTTTTTTCGTTATTTTCGTCCACAGTTGTTTCCTTGTTCAGAATTAGCTAACTTAATGATAGAGTTTAAAAATACGGTTTTACCGCAATATCTTTCTGCATCTATTACTCCGCCGGCCATGTGTGCATGACCGCCTCCCGAGCCCATGTCTTTTACTGCTTCTTGAATTAACCAGCCTGCATCAAGGTTTTTATCGCGGCTGCGTGCGGAGAGTTTATATTCAGGGCCGTCTGTTTCCAGTACAATAACAAAAGAAATATCTTTTATCCAAATTAAAAAATCGGCCACAACCGATAAAATAGCTCTTGAGTAGTCTTCACTTAATTCTACAATTAAGAAATTATCTATGCGTAAATAGTCGGTAAAAGCTCTTCCTATTTCTTCGAGGTCGCAGATGTTTATGGTAGTTTTAATCATTTGATATGTCTTCTGCACATCCGATTTAAAGTAAAGTTCATAATAAGCATCCAGATCAAGTTTACTTACACCTCTGGATAAAAAAGCCGTATCCAGCTGTATACCCGCAATCATTGCTGTTGCAGTTATTTCGTCATATTCTTTTCCGGATTCTTTCCAATAAGACCAAATAATGGAAGAACAGGCTCCGATTCCTACTCTTATATCCGTATAAGCTGCCGTAGACTGAATTCTTTCAGGATGATGGTCTATTACGGCTTTTAAGATACCGCCTACATATTTTACGGTTCCCTTAAAAGGGGAGCCGTCTACAATTACAACTTGGTATTTTTTTAGATCATCGATTTCATCAAGTTTTAAAAGCGGGTAGCCTAAATATTCTACAAATTCTATTAAAGACAGACTTTGAATATGACCGCCGTAAGCAATCTCTACTTTGTAGCCGTAAATTTCTAAAAGTTTTAAAAGAGCATAAGCTGCGCCTAGAGCATCATGATCCGGAAAATCATGAGTTTGTACAAGCACCGGTTGGTCTTTACTTAAAACCGAGCAAAGTGTAGAAAATTTTTCTTCCATAAGTTAATCCTAAAGCAAACTAAGGAATAATATAACATAA